TCAGCGGGCGACAGCGCGCACATACGCCTGGCAAGCGCGAAGCGCGATCAGTCCCTGGTCGCCGGCATCGGTGATGCCGATAATTCGCTGAGCATGCGCCGGGTCAAGTCGGGCTCGTGCGGCTGCATGAACCAGGCCGGTGGTGGCGGTGGCGGTTGGCATTGCACAGCCACTGGTGGGTTCGGTGGCGTCAAGAAGGACTGACAACCGCACATCAGCAGTGGCCAGGCGGTCGCGCAGAGCAGCCTGGTTACGTTGGGCATCGCTTAACTCCCGAGCATGGTGTTGGTCGCTGGCACTGAGCTGTTGCTCCAGGGCCAGCCGTTTGTCTTGTTCAGCCTGTTGTTGATGCAAGGCCGCCTGGCGTTGCTGGCTGAGCGCCTGTGCATGGGCGGAAGCCTGGCGCTCAAGCTGTACCCCCAAGCGCCAGGCCTGCACCTGCCAGGTCCCCGCCACCAACAGGCAAGCACCGATCAATTGGTAGGCCCCTAGGAAACGCATAACACCGCCTTCGCCCGCGCCCACAGCCGCAAGCGATCCTCCAGCCCATTCAACCCACCATTGATACGCCGTGTAATGGTGGTGAACTGGTCCTTGTCGGCCAGCTCATTCAGGCCATTGACCTGCCAGAACCAGGCGGCCGACTCAACCGCCCATTGCGGTTGCTCCAGCAACATCGGCTCCCGTAACAGACGGTCATCACCAAACAGCGCCTGGCTGCATGCCAGGTAATTGCGCCGACCGGTGATCTGGATCAGTCCTCGGCCGCGGTACAACTGGCCATCGCCATCCGATTCGGGGCTATTGCCCAGGCGTGCGGCCAGGCTGCCAGTGTCGTATTTGCCCAGGTAGTGATCGCTGCCCAGTTCGCGCACGTAACGCAGCTCACCGGATTCGTGGCCGATCTGGGCGAGGAAGGCGGCAATGCGTTTGGCACGGTTGATCTCGAAGCGAACGAACGCCGCATTCAAGGGCATTAAAAAAACGCCCGCTCTAAGGCGGGCATCCGGCATAACGTCAAGCAGCTGGGGCAGTGTTATCACCATTGGTTTTACTCTCGAAAAGTAGCTATATCGACAACCCACCGGCCGTGATCGAACTGCGGTATCCCGTCACCGGATCGCCGACATGAACCACCTGCTTTATCGACCAGCGCCCCTGCATATAGGAGGGCCAGCTCTCATCCAGCACTAACAGGCCTTCCGCGGCCAACAATGGATTGCCCGGGCAATCGATCAGCAACTTCAAATTTTCACGCCCCACACGGCGTAGCTCGCCTTCGGCAACGGCGCGGGCCTCGGCTTCGTTCTGGTAGCGTTGGCGCAAGGTTTTGAACGGTGCATTCCCCACCTGGACGACGCGCTGCTTGCCGGCGGAGACATCCCACCAACTGGCACGGCAGCCTTCGTATTTCGAGCGGGATTTTTCGTCGAGCTTGGCGGTGATAAAGCTTTGTTCACCGGGGCGATTGTCATCCGTCACGGACAGCTTCACTTCCGGCAACAGCTGGCCGGAGAGCGATTTGGCTTGGCCGGCTTCGGCCAATACATAGAGTTCGTTGAACGGTTTGGTGACTGCACTATAAAGTCGGGCAAGGCGCGAAATGAACGCCATGTCACTTTCGTTGGACTGGTCAATGTGCGCGATAGCAATCCCCTCCAGCGCCGGCGCCACTCGCGGTGAATAGCCGTGACGACTGACCAGTTGGCGAAACAGCGCGCCCAGGGTGGTCGGACCGTAGCTGGCGGATCGACGCTGGCGGTAACCCGTTGCATCGACCACGCTGAAGGGCGCTGCGGTGGCCACGATCATCAAGCGCATGGGAAACAGCACCGGTGTGCGTTGGGTGACGACAAACTCGCCCTTTTCCACCAACCCCGATTCCAGGTAACCGGCACGCAAACCGATCTTGCCGTTCAGCGTGGGCAGACCGTCCAGCCCCTCGATATTGAGGGTCAGCTCCAGCCGGTCGGTCTCAATGCCCGCGGCGTCGGTGTGGCTCCAGTGCATCAAGCGTTGATTGAGCAGCGCCGCGTTGGCGCCATAAAACTCCACGATAGGCGTAAATCCCTGTGCCATGCAGCCTCCTTAATCCCAGGCCAAAACGGGTCGCACAGCTCCGGGCCGAGCGTGCAGTTCAGGCACGATCACCCACACGCCGGCCGGCAGCACCGGGCCATATTCGGCAAGCTCGGGGTTCAGGCGCCAGAGGGTTTCCTCCGCCGTGTCGTCGCAACGGCCCACCTCGCGATAAAGCAACAGGTTGACCGAATCACCGGCAATACTTCGCACTCTACGCATTGACGAACTCCTCCAGCTCCAGCGTCCAGGCCATGACCATGGCGGTGCCGTCATCGATGACATTGCTCTGGGTTTCCACAATCAAATTGATCCGCCACAAGCCCCAGTTACGGCCGATACCGTCAACCAGGGGCAATGGCGCTCGCGCATTTTGCAGCGCGCGCAATTCGTCCAGGCGTTGCATGCCTACGCCGTACATGGCTGTGCCGCCGAATGTGAGTTTTTCCAGCTTCTGACCGCTCTGCCGCGACTGCGACTTGCTGGCAATAATCGCCAGGTCACTCCAGCCGCCATCGCTGGCACGGACCAACGAGGAATAGGCGAATCCTCGAGACAAGCCGAAAATAAAGTCGCCGAGTACCATTTGTTGTCGCATCAATCACCTCCTGGAGGATCGGCCAGTGCCGCGTTGCGTCGGATGCCCAGGGTGTCGGTGACCATCGGCATGCATTGGAACTGCAAGGCTTGGATTACCTGGTTGACGACCTGCTGGGCGTCGGCGGGGTTGACGCCGGTGATCTGGATGCTCGGGGCGAGGGTCACTTGCACGTTGTCCGTGCGTGCACTGTTGAGTTCCTTGCTCACCGCATTGGGCGCAGGCAGGCGATCCGTTGAGCCGAACAGTTTGTCACCGAGCCAACTGCCTGCCTCGCTGCCGAGCAAACCACCGATTGCGCCACCGACAGCAGTGCCAACGCCGGGGAAAATCAGAGTGCCGATAGCGGCGCCTGCGGAGGCACCGGCCCAGGCACCACCGGCGGTGCTGAGGCCTGAGCCGACGGCGTTTACGTCATCGTTGCGTATACCTTGAACCACATTGAGTGCAGCGTCGACGTACCGCAGCGGACCGAGACGGCGGGCTCCGACCGACTCCAGCCGGATCATCGTGTCAGCCAGGCGGGAGGTTGCCGGCGTTGGTACGCGGGCAACCTCCCCAGTGGAATGCCTCAAAGGGCTGGGCGATATAGGGTGGGGAGTATTCACGCCCACTTGGACGGGCATCGGAACCAAGCCTCGTTCCAACGCGTCAATTAACCCGACGCCCTTGCCTGACGCCAGATTGCGCACGACATTGCTCCCCTGCCAAGTGTCCGGCGGGCTTGGGCTTGGGGAGATTCGTTGAGTTGTTGCGCCGCCATGAAAGCCTAATCGTGGGGCTTCCAACACCTTGCTCACCTTCTCGAACAGGTTGCGCACCGTCGAGTTAAACCCACTGGTCGCTTTGCTGGAGGTAGAAGTGTTCCCCAACCTCGCCAACCTTGGTCTATCCGATTTTTTGCGCCCGCTCGTGTACTTTGGTCCGAAGCGCTCGCGCCCACGTAGCGCCTCGCTGACGCCTGGGCAGCAACCGTCGCTCCCCTTGCTGGCGCCCTTGAACAACGCGCCGACGCCGGGAATTTTACCAAGCGTCACCTCAAGTGCTTTGTCTGAAACCTTGGTCCTGGCCGACTCCGCCAGGCCTTCACCCGACCACTTGAGCAACTGTGTGATCGAGGATTCGTCGGCAGACGCTTTTCCTTCCGGCGTGCTTTTCGTTTCACTGCTGATGGAGCCGCCAGCCGGGCCCGCCAGTGCTCCGCTCGTAACGAACAACGTGCTGTTGAGCGTTTCCAGTGTCTCACGCAGCCGCACTTGCTCCAGGGTCAAGGCGTTGATATCCACACTGACGGTGATCAGCGCCGAGCTGAGTTCCGGCTGCGGCTGCGGCGTCGCCTCCAGACTCAGAGGTGTGGCAAGGCTTGCGGAAAACGGCGCGAGCACATTACCAAGTTCCACATCGCCGATCATCCAGCGCTTGTCTTCCTGGGCGAGCCTGGTCTGATATTGAGTCTCTTGCATCCCGCTTACTCCTGTTTAACGCCAAGGCGAGTGATCGCGATGTCGTAGCGGCGCAATGCTTTTCCGGCGTCCCAGTCGAGGATCTCCGCCTCATTGACCGAATAGATCAGCGGCACCACATCGAGGATCACTTCGATGTCGCGCGCCGAAAGAAGTCCGCCGGTTTGTTTAAAAAATCGTCGATGCGCTCCTGCAGTTCGGTCCAGTCGGGCACGGTCAGGTTGGCGAGGTCGGGGATCATCAGGCCGGTGCAATGGGCGGTAATGAACTCGGCGCGCTCTTTGTTGGTGACGAGTTTTTTCATCACCTTGGTGGCACGCAGGGCGGGCATTTCCAAGGGCAGTTCAGTGAGGGTCCGGCCGGCCGCGTCGAGAGGCAGCAACAATTGGACGGGCTGGTCGTGGGTTGCCGTCGCTTGCTCATCCAGGAAAAACGAAGTAGGGCGTGTCGACATCTCGTGTACGTATTGGGCGATGCTGACGTAGTCCGGGCGCTTGAGCTGGTCGAGTTCTTTTTCCGACAGGCCGGTGGCGAGTTTCGCCAGTTCGAAAAACTGGTCGTCCTCGTCATCACCGGCCCGGGCCAGCGCTTCTTTTTGCGCGGCGTAGTACAGCGGCTTGAGTTGCACCTGCTGGATCGTCGCGCCGGTGTCGGCGGTGATCGGAGACAGCAGGAGGTGCAGCGGTGGCATCCAGGCCATGGGGCAATTCCTTGATGAAGTAAGGGGCGAGCACGCCCGTCCCCGGGGAGTTACGGCATCAGCACCGCACGGCGGGCATCGCCGAGGATGTCGACACCATTGAGCACGAACTTCTGGGTACGCACGTCGATGTCGATGACCGGGATGCCGTTTTCCAGGCGGTTGTAAGTGCGGCAGGAAAGCTCAAGCGTGGTGAGAGCCTTGTCGCCCATCTTCAACTTGGCTTCGGCCAGGGATTTCAGCTTGCCGCCGACCGTGTGATAGGTGAAGTAGGTCTTGCCGTCCTGATCCTGGCCGGCTTCCCGCACGTTCAGCAGGATGTCATCACCCAGGCGCACGCCCAGGGCCAGCATGATTTCCGGGCCGGCACCTTGCAGCACCAGGGTGGCATTGAGCACCTTGCCGCTCTTGGCCATTTCCTCGGCGATAAAGCGCCCGCCGGACATGGACTCCATGTCGAATTCAATCTTCGGCGGAGTGAATTCCTCAACCGTCGCGGACAACGGCAGGCCTTGAAGCGTGGCCGCAATGGCCTGTCTGACTCGGTTGGTAAACATTAGAGAACGTCCTCCAGGAACTGCTCGATGATTTCATCGCGGGCGTTGAGTTGATAAATCATGTGTTCGTTCGGCGCATAGCGGCCGTAATCGATGACGATGAACCAGGTGCCGTTCTTGTACTTCTCGACACTGTTGAGCTCCGGGTGCAGGTACACGCTGCCGCCGGGAATGGTTTCGTCGGCGACCAGGGTTTGCAGCCAGTCGTTGATGCGCTTGACCTCCTGGTCCATGAAGGACTTGGTTAGGTTCTTGGCCATGGCTTTCTGGCCCGCCTTGACCAACTTGCGGCTGATGGCATCTTCCAGCCCGACATAGCTGATGAACTTGCCAGTGATGGAGCGGTTACCCAGCAGCGAAAAACCGCCGAGGATGGTGCGGGCGTAGTAGCTCACGCCGTAACGGTTGAGCAGGTCGCCTTCGGTGGAGGTGTCGAGGATGTTGTACTCGACCACGCGGGAAACGTCCTCGGCGAACGTCACCTGATTACCCGGGCTTTCCCACTGCTTGACCTTGGCCAGCGCCGCGATCGCCAGGGATGACGGCGCGAGGAACACGTTTTTCTTCGCCGCCTTGGAGTACACCGACGGCATGTTGTGCACCAGCAGGCAACGGTCGAAACCAAGCTCGGCACCGCCCAGTTCGCCGCTGTAGGTCACCTGGTCGGCCACCGCCGCGTCCTTGCCATCCAGCACCACACGGGCCTTGATGCGCTTGCCGAAGGCCGCGAACTCACCCGCCACAGCCTTGGTACCGGTGAAGCCAGGGGCGCCGATGATGGTCAGGTCTTCCGGCACGCTGGCCAGTGCCGCCAGGCCCAGCTTACGACCGGTGACCGGCTCGTTGCCGCCGATTACATTGTTGAGGGTGTCCGCCGGGGTGGCGCCCTCCTCCACGATCACCACGTAGACCGGCACCTTGACCACTTTGAGGATCTGGTAGACCGCGTGGAACAGCGTGCCTGTCTCCGCGCCAGTAGGATCCAGCAGCGCCTGGGTGGTGAAGCTGTTGATACGGAACGGCGCGTTTTTCGGGATCGACGCATGGGCATTCGGCGCGGTGCCGACCAGGCCGATCACATTGTCGCCAAGGCCACCCATGGCCTCGGGGGATTCGGTGGCATTCACGGTGATGCCGTTGTGCTCGAAGTTCAGAACCTCAGCCATGGTTAGTCAGCCTTCTTGGTGGTGGCCTTTTTGGCCGGGGTGGCGTTGAGGACGCTGGTCAGTTCCAGGCGGCCGGCGGTGCGCAGGGCGGATGCTTCGACGTCCAGCAGGTCCAGTTCCTCGCCGACGGTGGACCAATGGCCGGCACCGGTGGGGAATGGGATGAGGACGGTGTAGGTTTGGCGGGTGTGCATGAGTGGGATTCTCCGAATGGAAAACGCCAAAGCCCCTACGGAAGGGGCTTTGGGAGGCGAAAAAAAACCGCTTTCGCGGAGGGTTACTTCAGGAAGTCCGGCTTAGGAGGCCATACAACGGTGTCGGGATCGCTCCCTTGATCTGGAATATCTCGCAGGCCCTGACGATAGGCCAAGAACGCAGCTTTATTTTTATCCAACATTGGATAGTCGGGCATCGCCGCATAATCACTGGCTGACAAATCCTGATCACGGGCGCTACGTATAACTTGCCACTTAATCAGTGGATGAAGTTCAGCAGGTACAAAAATGGGCTTCATGGTCTCTCCTTAGCTCAAAGCCAACATAGTTCCCCAGTCGCCTGGACTGGTAACAACACCCGTGCAGGCGCCTGCCAACATCACTTCGACAATACCCGAAGGAGAAGTCCGCATCGGATGAAGGTGATAATAGGCGCCAAACAGTTCACTGGGCGCAACAACTGTCGAGCACCAGCGCCACTTGCCTTTTTCTGCACCGACACTCCAGGCACCAGAAATTGAACCCTCCAGGACACGCACAAACGCACCCAATGTGATATAGGAGTTGAGCGGAACCGCGCCCGTTCCATTAGCAAGTGCGGTATCAACCGTATAAGGGAAAGCGAGCCAAGGACTGATGTCTGCGGTTGCCCACTTCAATTGCCACACGTTTAAAATCGTTCGAAAGTACTCGCTGGCTCTGATATTGAAGCCAGGAAACTGTTCGCGCACATCGGCCTGGACTTGCAGCAGAAAATCCACATCCGCCTGCGGACGGCCTGTAGCTTGAGAGGTGGTGGTGATAGAACGCAGTTTATTACAAACCACCTCTCCATGAATTCCCCAGTTGTCGATCAACTTTCCATCGGCGCTGGGATACAAGTTGAAGTTTTTAGTCACCGCAAGCCTGGGCAAACGGCTTTTCAGATCCAAAAGCTGTGCATCGTAGGCACGCCGCGCCTCCGCTATCGCCTTATCAATCTCACCGACCTTGCCGGTGACTACATTGGTAAGACTATTCGCCGCACTGACGACGGCAGCCAATTGCTGTTCTGTACTCAAAATACGATCTCCTTATCTTTTCTGATTACTCAGTAAACTCTTATTGGCCATCACCAAAATACTTACGACTAAAAAGCACTACTCTTGCTCTCGAGTTTCATTACTCGAAATAAAAGCCCAACACCTCTGGCCATATTGTCAACGCTGGCGGCAGACAGCGCCGCCAATTCATCGACCAGCAACACGTTAAGGTTTTCACTCCCCACCGTGATCGTCACGCTATCCGCCGGCAACGGCGAAATATCCAGCGTGAACTTCTGCAGTACTCGCGCGGCCGCCGCTTTATACGTCAACAACCTCCCCGCCACGGAATACACCGCCAGCAAAGTCCCACTGGCGAGGTAAAAACCAAACTCGCCAATCTCATACTCACCGTCACCATCAAACAGTGCCGCCATCCTGAGTTGGCGGTCGCCCAGGTCTTCGTAATCCACAATGGCAACCCGCTGGCGCTCATCGCGCAAGGCCAGTTCGGTTCCGTCAGGGTTGTAGCGGCCGGTGCCGGCGCCGATATGGGTGATTTCGCCTTTCAATCCCTGGTTTTTTGCCTGCAGCACTTCATCCAAACCCTTGGAGGTGAAGCGCACCAGGCGCGTAATGTCATCTGTCATGGCTGCGCCCTGAGGTCGTAATCGTTAATGGTGTAGTGCTGGGCGACGCCTGCACTGTTTAGTCGAGCAATCAATGCCCATTCAGGTAGGGCACCTTGCAGGCTTAACTCGCTGTCACTGAACGGGGCGTGAACAATTGCGGTCAAGGCAAGTTGACCGTACGTCTCATGCACTACAGTGATCGTGGCCCGATCCCGTTCACTCTGAGCCGCATTGACACGGCGAATCAGCCGATTGTGATCACCACTGGACCAACTGCGCCCAATGATCGCCTGCACATCAAAGGTGTAAGGCACGCCCAATGGCCGCTGCTGATACCAGGCACTGATGTTGGGGGTGAAACCCAGCGATTCCACCGCATGGTTCAACGATTTTGGCGTACCCGCCTGACGCTGGATCTGCCAGGACAAGGCCACAGTAAGGCGCTTTTCGGTTTCGCTGGCATCGGCGTCCCATTCGCTGACGCCTCGATCGGCGGCCAGGTAAGGAAGGAACTCGGCAGGGGTCTGCAGCGGGTTCATCAACGCCGGGAACGGCGGTATGACCCGGTCGAGCAACTTACCGAACCCCAGGTCCAAAGCCTTCTCCAGCGGTGAGCTGTTGGCGGGCAACAAACTCGCTTTGGGTTCACTCATAACGTGCGCACCTCCACCTCGACGCCCGTGCAATACGGGGCCTGGAATGCCGTGCTGATGATCGGCGCCAGCGGCTCGAGAATCTGCAATTGCGCGGCACCGGCGCTGTGGATCGCATAGTCGATCCAACTTGGGTCCACACGGCCTTCCAGGCGATGGCAGGACTCTGCATAGCCTTGCAGCAATTTCTGCGCGGCGACTTGGGTGAGTCCGGAATCCGGACCGGCGTTGATCCTGGCCACCACGCGAATTTTGTAAGGCAGGATTTGCGCACCTTGGACGGTGACCAGGTCGGTCTCAGGCCGTACATCGGGCCGTGCGAAATGTCGCCGTACGCCGTCAAGCAAATCGGCGGACGGCGTGCCGTCTCCTTCCCTTGAAAGCACGGTGACCATTACTTCGCCAGGCGCCGTGCGCCGTCCGTTGCCATCCTTGACCCGGGCCGCGTAGCCGTCCGGATCGAAGGTGTAGCTGACGGTCACCACGCCCGGTGTGGCGCTTTGCACCTTGACCGACGGCCGCTCACCGAGGGTGAAGACTTCGCGGCGATACTGCATCCGCGAACCCGCCGCCGGCGCATGGGGTGCCAGGTAATAGCGCAGGCGCGCGTCGTCGTCGCTTTCCAGGGTGGGTGGCACCGGTGGGAAAGCCGCCGGGTCGCCGGGGTCGAGCACTTGGCGCTCCAGGCCCATATCGGCCAGGCGTGCATCCAGGTTGCTGCCGGTGGCCCACCACGCCAGCATCTGCTTGATGCGGGCGTTGTATTTGCGTTCGTGGGTTTGCAGGCGCACGCAAAACGCTTCCAAGGCCAGGGTCAGCAGTTCGCTCTCGTTGTCGAGGCTGACCTTGAGTCTGGCCGCGCTCTGCGGCGCGCGGGTGGCGACGTAGTCGACGACAAACGCCTTGAACTCCGCCAGCAGCGGTTCGAACTCATCGACCGCGATAATCGCCGGCTCCGCCAATTGGTTCTGGCCTGGGATCAGCATGCTCATGTCACGACCTCGAAGGATTGTTGGCGGTTTTTCCAGGTACCGGCAAAACGCAGCAATAACCCGGCGCCCAGGCGGGTGGCGACGATGACCTGGGGCTGGAAGTCGGCAATGCCGTTCTGGCGGTTGTAGAACGCTTGCGCGGCGTGGCTTTGGGCGAGGATCAACAGGTCGTCGCCAAGGTTCTGGCCGAGCAGTTGCGGGATCATCGAGCCGTACAACGGGCGCTTCTGGCGAGTGCCCAAGGGAGTGGTCAGCGCTCGGGTGGCACGCTGTACGAATTGCAGCCAGTCATCGACGGCTGCCCCGGTGTTCCTATCGATTCCGATCATGGCAAATCCTTATGCGCGGCTGATCGCGCGGCCCTGGTGATCCACCAGCGGGCCGCTCAAATGCACGCCGGCGGCATCCAGCGAGAGGCCGGTGGCGCCGAGTTGCAGGATGATGCCCTGGGCGCTCAGGGTCAGGCTGGCAGCACCGACCTTGACGTCGACCTGTTCGCGGGTTCCGCTGAACGTGGTTGGGCCGTTAATCCAGTTGAAGGTATGGCTGGCATCGTCGTAGTCGCTTTGGGTGCCATCCTGATGGCGCCGCCGGGTCAGCGAGGCGACGCTGGATACGGGAGGAAACAGACTGCTGTTCAGCCCGAACAGCGCCACCGACTGCGCGCCCCCTTCCCCGCCGCCGTAGTTGAGCAGCAGGCATTGTTCGCCCACCGATGGAATACGGGTTTCGGTCTGCGCACCGGCGCTGGGGTTGAAGAACCGAATCGCCGGGGTAAGCAACTCACCATGGCTGACCTTGCAGGTATTGCTGGCAGCGTCGACCTCCTGGCACACGCCAATGCGGCAGAAACTGTCCGCGCGGCGATACAGGTCTTCGAGCTGGGCTTCCATTTCCGCCAGGCGCTCGACAATCGGCCCCAGTTGCATGCGTAACAATGCGTCGAACATGGACTACTCCTGCAGGGGCCGATATTGATCCGGATCGTCGATGTCCGAGACTTCCCAGGTGCGGGCAAACAGCGGTGTGCCGGTGGGATCTTCGAGCAACGACGGGCCGAGATAGAGGGTTTGAGTGAAGGAAACGGTCCAGGTGTCGTAGTCCGTTTCGGCGTTGGCGAGCCCAGAGGGCGCCGCGACGACGGCCGTGGGTAAATCGCACTGGTCCGACGGCAGGCCCCAGCGGTTATCCAGGGCCAGGTCCATCAATTGGCTGGCCAGGTCGCACGCGTCAAAAGGCGCCGCCGCGCTGGCGACCGTAACCCTGAGTGATACCGACAAGGCATGCGCCTTGCGCCCTTCACGGGAACGCACGCCGGGGCCGTTGCGTTCCACGCTGATCAGCACGCCGGTGTAATCCCCGGCGGCGCCAACGTCCTGATGGTTGCCTACCTGAAGTTGCGGGAAGGCACGCTTCAGCGCCCCCTCAATGGCTACAGGTAGTTGGGAGGGTTTTTCGATAAGTGTCATCAGTTGCGTCCTTGCAGCAGTTACTGCTGATCCGAGCGAGATGTGGGCGCTTCGTTGACCCCGATGCGCTTGGCCGCCCAGCGTTCATAAAGGCCGATGGCGACGTCCGCGCCGGCCATGGCCGTCAGGCAACCAATGGCGCCGGCGGTCCAGATCGACATGCCGGCGGCGTAGCACAGCATCAATGCCGAAACCCCGCAGACCATGCACGCCCCGGATCGCAAGGCCAGGCGCCGAACCAGCGACCAACCGCGGGCACCCTCCTTGTCGGCGCGCCACATTTCGCCGGATACACCACCAATCAGCGCCAGTGCGATCACCAGCCAGATAGGCATTTCCGCTAACGCTTGCTGCTCGTTTGTCATGTCACGCCTCCTGGCTGAGCAATGCCGGCAAAACACCGGCTTTTGGGTAAATCCATGTATAGGTAGGCATTCCAAAAAGCCCGGTTGCCCAGGCTTTTCAGTAATGCGATCCAGCGTCGATCTTTCGGCGCTACTGGCGCGGTACGGATCTTTCCTCGATGTTTTTCCGACCACGATCCCTGTCTGCCGGATAACTGCTTCTGGTGCTTTACGCTGCACACCCGGGTCAGTTGCCAACCCTCTGAACCGTCAAGGCCGGTTCATCGCTGCCTGTTCTTGCAAAGCTGTGAAACTAAAGAGCGTCGGCATCCTTGCCGGTGTTGCCTGGCGTCCCTGCCATCGCTCTGATGGCGTCCTTGCCGATGTTGCGTGCCTTCCTTGTCTTCCTTGGCAGCATCCTTGCCGCCTCCACCAGGCCTTATTGGCTGGCTTGGGATGAAGAATATGCATGTATGCATATACAGTCAATGCACAAATGCATTTATTTTCACACGATTAATGCGCTGATGCATTTCAGGCCCGGCAGGCAAAGGGTTTGGCGATTTTCCACAGGCGAAAAAAAGCCCGCTCGATGGCGGGCTGTCTTACGCAAGGAGGTTAACGGGCGTACATCCCCCACCAGAACACATGCCCGAGAATGCTGATCTGCTCATCCTGGATATCCTGGAAGCTGTAGTCCTCATCCGGGTGTTCATCGCGATTGAAACTGCGCAGGCGAATCCCGGAAGGCAGGCGATAGAGCTGTTTAACCCGCAGCTGGCCATTGTGATTGATGGCATACAAGTCGCCATCGACGATGTCGCCGATGCCACTTTTGCCAGCATTCACGCCGACCGTCGCGCCGTCGCGCAGTACCGGCAACATACTGTTGCCGCGCACCGTCACACACTTGGCCTGGTCGAACTGCACACCGTTATGCCGCAGGCTGCGTTTTCCAAAACGCAGGCTGGCCTTCTCGCTTTCCTCGATGACGAATCTTCCTGATCCAGCAGCCAATTCAACCTCGCGCAGAAAGGGGATCGACACCTCGTCATCATTAACGGGCGTGTCGTCGTCCCACAGGCTTATATCCTTGAGTTCCGAATGCATCGGGTCACGCCCGTCATCGCGCAAAGCCCCCACCGCCGCGCGCCCGCGCAGTTGATCGGTGCTGACGCGGAAGTACTCGGCGATGCGCGAGATGTGTTTATCCGAGGGATCAACGATCTTGCCGCTGAGAATCCGGGACAACGTGGATTGAGGCACGCCAGTACGCCGGTGAAGCTCCGTGGGGGAGATCCGGTCGCGGTCCAGCAGTTCTCTTAAGACGATAGAAACGTTGCGTTTTTGCATAGCGGGCGATATTGACGGGAGTTTTCGGGGTTGGCAAATGCTAATTTGCATATTCCATGCACATCAGCGGAACTTCCGGGCAAAATAAAGTCAATTTGGCATGATCACCGCGGTACTTGATGCGATGCGCTCAAACAGCGCCAGGCTGATTCCTGGCGAGCCAAGGAAGAAAGCA